GGAGCCGCGTTGTCGAAAGCACGGTTGAGGGCGGCGGGCGTTTCGGGCCTGTTATGGCGCAGCGCCCAGCGCAGATGCAGCAGGCCACGGACGCGGCATTCAACACAATTGCGCCACGTTCCGCCAATCCGTCCATGATTGGGCGGCAGATGCAGGAATCGTCCGAAACGCTCTTGAACAATACCCGTCAGGGCATCAACGCAGTTACAGAGCCGATGTACACGGCGGCGGCCCCTACGCGGGTTCCGCCTGCTGAGTTTCAGCGCCTACAGACTTTGCCAGGATTTGATGAAGCATTGGCGACCGTCCGCAATACGCCGCAACTCAACCGCTATGTGGCAGGCTTGCCCGACGATAGCGTCGGCGTCTTAAACGAAGTCAGAAAGCAGCTTGTTAATTCTAGCGAAAACGCGGCTGGCGCGTTTAATCCGATGCGCAATCAGCAAATCTCGGCTGGCTATGGCACTGACGCTGCCAACGTGGGGGCAACGGCTCGCGCAATTGATCCGCGATATGGTCGGGCAATTGATGAGCAGGCACGGCTTCGCGCTGCTTATCTTGAGCCGCTTGACGCAGGCCCGGTCGGTCAGATCAGCAGAACAAACGACACGACCCGCGTAGGCAACATCCTAATGGGCGATAAGGCCAGCCCTGCGGAAGTCGGGCAGGCAACGACGTTTCTTGCCGGTCAAAACCCGCAAGCGACACGCGGGCTTGTCCGTGAGCAAATTGGTCGCGTTGCTGATCGAACTGTTGCGGGACTTGATAGCGCCGGGCGTCCTGACCAGTTTGGCGGTGCAAAGCTGGCGCGTGAATTGCGGGGCAATGCGCGCGAGCGTGATAACATTGAAGCGGCGATCCGTGCGGCGGCTGGCCCGAACGCCGAACAGAACGTGTCCCGCCTTGTGGACGTCTTGCAGGCGACGGGATGGCGGCAGCGCCAAGGCTCTTTGACTGCCTTTAATCAGGAAGCTATTGGCGACATGCAGCGCGGTGGCGCTCAGTCTCTTGCCCAAGCGGTTATGAAGCCATTACAGACCGGCAGGGACGCGGTAGCTCGCGCTCGTCTTGGCTCACAGGCCGAGCGTCTAGCGGAAGTCCTTTTGTCGGGACCGGACGGCATCAGGCGGATCGAGCAAATCGCCGCGCAAGGGACGGGGGCCAATGCCGCCATCGCTAAGGCCTTGCTGACGTACTCTGCGGCCTCTCCATAAAGCTTCTAGTTTCATCGTAAATGCAGTCACGACCGCAGCAAGGGTAATCCCCAATATAGCGGCGGCCATATGGTTGTCAGTCATGCCTAACGGGATGTTCGCGAACATCACGCCGATGACGATTGCAGCCTGAAAAACCTTCCAACCCATTCATACCTCTGGGAGCTTAAACTTGGCTAGAAATGGCTCGGGGACGTACACCGTTCCGACAACCTTCGTCGCTAACACGCCTGCACTAGCGGCTGATGTTAACACGAATTTCACCGATGTGGCTACCGCCCTGACAGGTTCGCTTGCCCTCGATGGTCAGTCCGTCATGACGGGGCAGTTTAAGGCGGCAGACGGAAGCGCGGCGGCTCCGGGCGTCACGTTCTCATCCGATTTAGATACGGGCATTTACCGCAAGGGGGCCAACAATGGCGCAGCCACGGCTGGCGGCGCGATTGTGTGGGAATGGAACACCTCGGGCATTACCCTTGCCTCGGGAAAAACCCTAACGCTTCCGTCAGGCGCGGGCGGGTTTGTCCCGTCAGGCGGAATCATTATGTGGTCGGGGACGGTCGCGACTATCCCTATCGGCTGGTTTCTGTGCGACGGCTCCAATTCAACGCCAGACCTCCGCGATAAATTTATTATCGGCGCGCGTCAGGACGACGCCGGGGCGGCAAAAACCAACGTTACCGGGGCGCTTACACAATCGGGCGGCTCCAAGGACTCGATTGCGGTTTCTCATACGCACACAGGAACCACGGCATCAAACGGCGCTCATACGCACGCCTTTGACTTTGAGGCGCAAAGCTCGATTGCGGCAGGCGGCGGGCAGACGGTCGCAGATTGGCCTGCCGCACAGAACGGCACGACTGCATCAAACGGCGCTCATACGCACACATTCACAACCGATAGCGCGGGCAGCAGCGGGACAAACGCCAACCTTCCGCCGTACTACGCCCTTGCATTTATCATGAAGTCCTAACATGCCGCTTCGCAATCGACGGCTTGAAATGGGGCAAAAGCCCATCAAGGGGCTTGCGGACGCTGTTGATGCAGAGGATGCGATCAACAAGGGCCAGATGGATACCGGCCTTGATTTGCGCGCCCTAAAAGCTACGACGATCACAGCGGGAACGGGATTGACGGGCGGCGGCGACTTGTCCGCCAACCGCACGTTGACGATGGCGAATACAGCGGTCACGCCCGGCACCTATACGCGCATGACGGGCACGGTTGACGCCCAAGGCCGCCTTACCTCGGCAAGCAACGGCGCAAGTGAATTGCCAACGCAGACCGGGAACGCGGGAAAGGCCCTTGTCACGAACGGGACTAGCGCATCTTGGGGCGAGGTTGTTCGCGCTAGGGCGTCTATCACAGACGGAACAAGCGCGACATGTACGGTCGGCGGCGGCGCTGTCAATATTGCGAGCGTTACGCAGGCGAGCGGTGTTTATACCGTCACATTCACGAATGCTCTAGCAAGCGCGAACTATCAAGTTTTTGTTCAAATAGTCGGCCCCGGAGCGCAGAAAGACCGCTACGCGAACAATGTTTCCAGCAAAACAAGTAGCAGCTTTACAGTTACAACTTATGACATTTCCGGAAATGCGGACACGGCGGTTGCGGCGTTTGATCTAATCGTCTTGGGGGGCTTTTGATGAAAGTAACTTTCACGCTTTGCGCCATGCTGTTTCTGTCGGCGTGCGGCCATATTTCCCGCTTGGGCGGCTCGGCTTGGTAGCGTTCCTGCGGGCGGCCTGCGATCTAATTTTCTCAGCCGCGTTTCTGTTGGCGCTTTTCATCGCGCTTCTAGGTGTCGGCCCGTCGCTCATCATCGCAATACTGGAAAGATAGGGGTTTCACGTGAAACCAAATAACAGCGCGATGCGCAAAAGTACAAACTGGATCGCCATCCATTGCAGCGCAACGCGGCCATCGCAAGACGTAGGCGCAGCCGACATTCGCAAATGGCACAAGGCGCAGGGCTGGGCCGATATTGGCTATCACTTCGTGATTAGGCGCGATGGCAAAATTGAGAAGGGCCGCGCGCTTGATTCAATTGGCGCGCATGTCGCGGGGTTTAACGCAACCTCGGTCGGCGTTTGCATGGTCGGCGGCGTCAATCAAAAAGACTTTACGAAGGCGGAAAACAATTTCACGCCCGCGCAATGGGCCAGCCTCAAGACCGTCGTTGCTGATTTAGTGAAGCGATACCCTAACGCCAAAGTGCGCGGCCATCGCGATTTTCCAAAGGTGGCGAAGGCTTGCCCGTCTTTCGACGCGATTGCATGGGCCAAGAAAGAGAAGCTCTTAACATGAAAACGCTATTCAAAGTCGCTGCAATCATTGCGGCGGCTTCCCTAATCGCAGGCTGCGTGCTTCGCGATCTCCCAAAATACTGGTGAAAGGAAAGCATCATGGACAAGGATATGTTTGAGAGGCTGTTCCGCACGGCGCTACAGGTTGTAGGCGCTGTCGTCGCTACGCGGTACGTGGGCGAGGAAAATTGGGCGGCCATCTCCGGCGCTATGCTGACTATCGGCACAACCGCATGGACGATCTACGCGGCCAGGCGCGCGGCGTTGCCCAAGTGATCGAAATCTACATCATTAGCGGCCTTCTCCTGTTTTGCGGCGGCGTTGTTTGGATGCTTGTAAAAGTGTCCGGCGAAAGAGCCGTTGCGCGGGAGAGGGCCAAGAACGCGATAGAGGACGCCAATGCAGCTAAGAAAGCAGGCGCTATTGTCGCTGAAAATCGCAGCGATGACGATACCGCTGGCCGCCTGCAATCAGGCAAGTTCTAGCGTTTCATGCCCTCCGCTTGTGACGTATTCGCAAAGCTTCCAAGCGCAAGCGGCGGTGGAATATCGGCAGGCCGGAGCGAACATCAGAACAATGGTTACTGACTACGGAAAGTTGCGGGATGCCTGCCGCGCCATTGCAAAATAGCGAGCGCCGAGGCTGCGTGAACAGTCCCGACGCTCTACCAGCGACCGCGCGCAAACGCGGCAGACTGGCCCCACAAGTTAGCCGCAACTGGTTAACGGGCCGCTACTCGGAATGGGGAAGCTGGAATGGCCGACGAGATAGAGCGCCGTCTAACCGTGCTTGAGGTCGAACACAAGCACCTCGTCGAGTCCGTGGACCACATGTCGCGGAAGGTTGACGAGATGCACTCTCTACTGACGCAGGCAAAGGGCGCGCGGTGGGCTATCCTGATGACGGTGGCTTTAAGCGGGTTTATTGCCGGAAGTGTTGCCCCGTTGGCTAAACTTTTTGGTTTCAAATAATGCCCGCCCGCCTTCGGACGAAAGAGGAAGCCGAAGCTGAACTTGCCACATACGACGCCGCTATCGCAAAGCATGGCTCGTATGAGTATGCCGCAATCGCGCTTGGCATACCCGGACGCCGGGCGCTCGCCAATCGTATTTGGCGCATCAGAAAACAGGTAGAGCGGGGCGAGTTTGGCACGGCTCCCATCATGCCAACTTTTGCAATTCGTCAGGTTTCTACTCAGCTAGGGCCAAAGGGCGAAACGCAAAAAGAATGGATCAAGCAAGGCCCGCAACATGGCGAAGCCTTCGAGGTTCCGGAGGGCCATTCGATCAAGGGCGTTTCCGCTCTTGTTTCCGGAGATGGCCGAACCATTCAGCAATGGGTAAAAACCAAGGCTGAAAACAGCGACCACGTTATCGACGCGCTCAAGGAAACCTTCGCTAAATACAAGGGCCATGCCAAGTTAGTTCCGCCTCCCAAGCACGCGAACAAAGACCTTCTCACGGTTTACCCTATTGGGGACTATCATCTAGGCATGTACGCCTGGAAAGATGAAACCGGCGCGGATTGGGATTTGGACATTGCCGAACGCACATTGCGCGGCACGATGGCCGATCTAGTCTCAAGCGCGGCCCCTTCCGAGACGGGGCTAGTCCTCTCGCTTGGCGATTTTTTTCACATAGACGATAGCAGCAACAGAACGCCCGCCAGCGGCCACGCCCTCGACGTGGATACGCGCCGCGCAAAGGTTCTGCAAGTCGGCGTCAGGCTGCTCATTGATTGCGTGGAAATAGCGCTTGCCAAGCACAAGAAAGTCATCGTTCGCTGCCTTGCGGGCAATCACGACCCGGCGACGACCCCCGCGCTCAATATCGCTCTTTGGGCGTTCTTTCACAGCAACAAGCGCGTGCATGTCGATTGCTCCCCAAGCAAGTTTTTCTACTACCAGTTCGGGCGCGTTCTCATCGGCGCAACGCACGGCGACAAGTGCCGAATGCCCGATTTCCCCGGCGTCATGGCGGCTAACCAGCCTGACAAGTGGGGCGCTACTCGCTTTCGCTATGGCTATTTCGGGCACGTTCACCACAAGGAAGTTCGCGGCAAGGAAATCAACGGCGTCATATGCGAGAGCTTCCAAATCCTGGCCCCTGCAGACGAGTGGCACCATTCAATGGGATATGGCGCGGGCCGCTCTATGCAGGCGATTACGCACCATCGCGAGACGGGCGAGAAGTTCCGCCACATCGTTTCTATTGTGCCGAACCGTTAAGGCAGCAAACGCGCTGCTTTCGCAATAGTTGCGTTGGACACGTTGCCTGCTCCGTTAGCCACATCCTCGATGACTTCCATCATCTGACGCAGGCCAATAGCCTCGGCGGCGGCGCGGATCATGGCTTTTGAAGCGAAATCATTGAGTGTCGATATGTCATCAACGTCCATCGTTTCGTTGGCCGCATCAAACATTTTTTGCAACGCTTCTTCGTAAGCATCCTTCGGAGTATCCATGCTCAATCCTTTCGTAGAAGAACTCGTAGAACGATTCTACATCACAGCCGGTCACGCAAACGCGCCAAAAGCAATGGCGCAAGAGCTTATCCAAGCCAACCTGAAAATCATGGAACTTGAGAAGCAAATCAGACGCGAGGAACGCAAAGTCTCCGCTGGCTACGTTCGCCGCGATCCTGGGCACAGGTCACGCCAGCCCAAGCCGCAGTTGGCTAATCCGATCACTGACGACTGGGTTAAGACAGGCGCGGAGGATCAGGTAAGGGCATCCAATGAGTGAAGCCCATAAATGACTGCACCCAACTCCATTTGGAGTCGTCCCAAGATTTCCATACTCCGTCGCGCCACAGCACGACCTCTGCCGACGATTCATAAACGATGTTCTCTTTGTCAGAAACATCGTCTTCCGTGAATATGCAAGCGAGACACATAAGCCGCTCATTTGTAGGCGGGGTTTTTGTTGGCTTCCATTCTCCCATGAGGTTCTCCAATGTCAGACGAACCGGAACAGCTAGAAGACGCCCCCGACTATCCGGTAATGGACGAAAGCGAACGGTTTGCGACCGCCATGTACCAGAGCCACACGGCGGAACTCGCGCAAGCCTTTGGCAATGTCCTTGCACAAGCCGTCACGATGCGGCCCGATTCACCATTCGGCCCGGTTACTATTCGGTTGTTGGAAAAATTGGTCGATAGCATCGAGACAAACCCAAAAGGCACGGTGAAGGCTATTCGGGGCGGAAAGGATTAATCGCCTTCTCTCCTATGGTTGGGCACTCGCCTAAATTGATCGTTTGCGGTCAGAAGGGGCTAATGCTTCGGGAGCTTTCCATAGAGCCAATCAAAAACGTGTAGGAGGCTGCGTCCAAAATAGGTGCATGCGTTGAATCCATCTTCGCCCTTGACGCAGACCTTTCCGCAGGCACCAATTTGCAGCAGTTCGTTTCTATCCGTCTTGGAGATTAAGTCTCCATCCCAAAGCGGGCCTGTGGCGTGAAGCTGCCAAAGCTGTTCATGTAGTCGCTTGTTGTTCCGCGCGAAGTCAATCATGTGGACGAGTTCAACAAGCTCGTCTTTGTCGTTAAGGTCGGGGCGCTCGTTCAGCGGTATGGTTGTTGTGCGATCTTTGCCAAAGTAACTCATGCTTCTCTCCTATGGTTGGACACTCTCTCAAAAAGCCTGTTTCCACTCAGAAGCGGCCCAATCTGTCCAACTTCTGAAAGCGCCTCTGATTTCGCTACGTTGTGCGACAATTCTTGGCCGCACCAAGCACTAAAACGCAGCGTTATTTTTCAATAGGTTGCGCAACTGATTGTCCAACCGCATCCGGATGTTGGACAATAGAAGTTGCGCCTTCGTTCCGATTGAGCCTCAACGCGGCCCGCAAACGCTGTATTTCCTTTGCTGCGTCTTCGTAATCTAAGCGCGCAAGCCAAGGCTTCGGGAGTGCGCCTACGCCTTCTGAGAGGCGGGCAAGGATGTCAATCGTCCTTCGCTGCTTTATCGCTTTGTCCGCATCCGCGAATATGTCGCTCATTTCCGCAAATCCTTCTTTGCCTGTTCAAGAGCGACCATCCGCACGTAAGCGGAGAGGGTAAGCCCCCGCGACTTTGCCGCCTTTTCTAAGAGCGCCTTTTCCTCATTGGAAAGGCGAGCGCGGAGCATGTATTCCTTGGCGGTCATTTGCGCTTCTGCTCCACTTGGCGCGCAACATCCCAGAGAATTTGCTTGGCCCTGTCTATTGCCGATTGATGGTTCGCGAGAAGATTGGGGTATTTCCCTTGAAGGGACTCAAGCAGGAATGCCGCTTTTTCTATCTTAGCAATGTCTCGCTTTCCCATATCCGCCTCCGTTACTGTAGCTGTATTGTAGCAACAAAAGCGCACAAGTCAAGCGCGATGTTTCCACATCATTCGGCCCGCCGATTGAGCTTCGACGCAGCCCCGTGCGAAAGGCGCTTGCGATCCGCTGCCCGCGTGTAAAGCGAGGCCATCCCGCCGCCGGTCCAGCCAAACATTGCTTCAAGCTCCGAGACGGTCGCGCCGTTCTCCGCACATCTTGTCGCGGCAATCTTGCGGACGCCATGCGCGCCCTTTTTGACGCCAGCGGCGCGGGCTGCGGCTGAAAAGAAATTCCCAAACGATTCCTTTGTGAGCGGCTTGCGTGTTGCTCCGCAAATAAACGCCAAGTCCCCGGTTGGCCCGGCCTTCAACGTCGCCGCCAGCACCGGCAGGACCGGAATAGACACCTCAACCTTGCGCCCGCTCTTTTCCGTCCTGATGGACAGGAAGCCATCGGCGCCGATGTGCTGGCGTCCGACCGTCACGGCATCGCCTCGGCGCAATCCCGTGTAGAGCAACACATCAAGCCAGACGCGCTCTTTCGTCCCGATAGGCCAGCGGCGCTCATAGGCGGCAATGTCGGCCTCTGTCCAGACGGGGAAGCCGCCGCGCGTGCGCTTCTTTGGGTTCTTGACGCCAGCGGTCGGGTCCACGTCCACAAGCTGCGCTTCGTGCGCCCACCGGAAAAGCCCGCGCATTGCGTCAAGGAAGTTGCGGGCCTGCGCTGGCGTCTCTTTCCGGTTGTCGCGGCCCTTCACGATTGCGGCCTGCGTAACGGCTTTAAGGCGCGTATCCCCAGCCTTCGCCAGCACGCCCTTGAATATGTTTTCCCGCTGCCGCCGCGTGGCCCCTGACAGGTCCGCCCATGCCGTGCTTCCGCGATACCGGGCAATGAGCCACGACAAGGTTCCTGCGGCCTCCCTGACCGGCTGCGGGGCTTCCTCGTCGCTCATGGCGGCCTGATAGGCGGCCATGAACTCAGGCGTGCCGAATACAGCCTTAAGCCTGACCTTCCGGCGACCGGGGCGGCGCACGTACCAGATCGTCTGGCCGTGGCGCGTGACTTCCATTGAAGTGTAGGGCAGGCGGGGGCGGGGCATGGCGTCGATCACAGGTCCACAACCTCCGGCTCGTCAACTGGCTCCTTTGGGGATAGCGGGGGCAACTCGACCGGCCCGCGAAGATCGACGGCAATTTCTGCCCCGTTCACCTTGACCGAGACGCGCGCAGCCCCCTCCTGCTTCGCCGCACGTATCGCGCGGGCAAAGTCAGCTTGGGTAAAGGCTGCGGCGCGGCGGGTCATGGGGCCTCCGGGGAGAGGGACTTGAACATGCGGCCTTGCTCGGAAGTCGTTTCGACAAACTTGAGGATGGCCTTGAAGTCGCCGCGCTTTATTCGGATGCGCTTTTTGTATCCAGATATTTCAAACGCGTCCCAAGTTTCATGTGGCCCGAACGCTTCCCTGCCCTCGCGCATCCATCGCGCTCTGTGATGTTCGTTTTCATCAATCCACTTGAGGACGAAACGCTGTCGCTGTGTAAGTTCTGAAGCCATCACCCCTCTCCCTTATTGAGAGCGGCGCAAACCGTTTTGAACGCAGTACCTAACGGCGAAAGCAGCCCGCTGTCTCTGACGTACATCAGCGCCTTCTCCAACGCCTCGACGCGGGCTCGCAATTTCAAACGCAGCTTGAAGCCTTGCGATTGGCCTATGGCTATTCCCGCATTGCGCGCCTCATCCCGTTCCCGCTCGCACTCCGCAATCCTAGCGGATAGGGAGGCGATGGCGTCGGCGGAAATAGCGCAGATACATCCCCCTTTAGCGCTAATGTCTTTGCAAACGTCGCCACCTTCCCCTGAGCATGGCTCGCCGCTGCGTAGCCGCTTCACCAGCCCCTCTACTCCCCCCACGGGTGCGGGAGGGGCGGCGGAACAGTCGCAATTTTCGACTTCGCGCTTTAGGCATTCGCACCATTTCATATCTCGCTCCTGTACATCGCGCGCGGGGGCGGTAGTGTCTTTGCAAGCGGTCGGCTTGCGTTGTTCTGCGGGGCGGCTTTCTTTCGAGGCCGCGCCGGAATTGGGTTCTTCGGCTCATCATCTGCGCCAATGTGCTTAACGCGCATCCGATCAGCCTTTGCACCGTCGCTGTTTTCCTTCGCGGTCTTCTCGCGATGTGCGGGGCCATAAGCCGGGGCTAGATTCGTCTCGCGATTTTCCCCGCCGTTTCTGATGCTCTTGATGTGATCCAGGTGCCATTCATCGCAAGGCTGCAATTTGCGCTTGCTGATGTGGCAGACGCCTTCGCATCGGTCGAAGATGCGCGCGCGAATGGACGGCGGCGGCATATGGTCGTCGGTCTTACCGATCCACTCCAAAACGCTCCTGCCGTGTACGCGGATCGTCGGGCGCTTGGTCACACGCTTTCCTTTTGCGCCACAAGCGCGGAAATGCGCGCATCAATATCCGCAAGCTGCCGAGCGTACTTCTCGGTTAACTCATGCCGAACCGCGCGCCAAGCGTCAGCTTCATCGGAATACATGACGCCCATGTTTTGAGTAGTCGTTACATCGCCAGACCACGAGTGCGTCATGCCATCGCTACAGCCGCGCGAAACCGTTACCGAGTGAGTATTGTAAAAATACCCAAACGCTACCTTCTGCCGCCTGCCATACTTCTCGCCACCCGGCACAAGGTTTGCGGTAATCTCATCACGGGTCATTGAGGCGGGCTTTGGGTAATCAGGCAAGCGAAGCGCCCTAGCTAAACGCAGCGCCTTTTCTAATTCTTCGACGCGCGCCTTTTCTGCCTTCGTCATTGCCATCACACATCATCCCCGTTTACCTTGCGAAAGCGCGTCTCCGGGTTCTCGCTCACGTAGTTGTCAAATTCGACGCGCTCGACAAGGTAACTGCTCATTGCGTTTCGCCATTGCGATTTGCAATCCGCGCCTCATGCTGCGCTTGCTGCAATTCGGCTTCGACTTCATATTCGGCCTGCAAAAGTCCAATCGCGTCCTGCAAGGCGTCTAGCTTCGCAACATCATCTAACTCATCGAACACGGGAGAGATTGTAACATCTACCTCGCCGTAGTTGGCATTCCACATCACTGTTGCGATGCGTTTTCCACGATGGCGTTCGGCATACCAGCCGCGCGTAAATCGGTCAGCCATTACTTCCGCCTTTCGTGGTTTACCCGCCGCGTCTCGCGCAACATTTGCGGCGTGTCGGTCGCATCGCCATATGGCTCATCCGGCACGATCCGGCCCGGTCTGCTGTCAATCCAGTAGATGATTGCGATTAGCGCCAGAACGATCACAACCGCCGCACCTAGAATTAACTCGCTGCCGTCTGCCATGTTGGCCTCCTATGCCGCCTTTGCTTCATCGCTGAATACAACGCCATGCTGCGCGCCGAACGCCGTAATCAGTTCGATCAGGTCGATAAACTCTTGCTTGCTTAGGTCTGACGATGAGCGGCCTAGATTGACGAAGCCGGTTCCGTCGATGTTTGGCACAAGGCGCATTTCGCGCTTAAGGCCATCAAGCATAACTAGCTTCCAGTCATCGGTGCTTAGTTTTATACCATGCCACGTTAGTTGAAGCGATATATCCGTGAGCATTGCCCACATCTTTGCGTTTTGATCGAGCGTGCGCTTTGGGGCTTTGAACTCGATCCGTGTCCCGTGCGGAAGGCGACGGCACCAATCAGCCGCCTTTGCGCGTAGCGTGTCGTTAGAGAGGACGAGAAGCGCGCGGGACATTAGAAGGGAATGTCCCCGTCCAGAGGATCACGCCCGCCGCGCGTCGGGGCCTGCTGCCTTGCTGGCGGCGCTGAATCGTCCTTATCCTTCGGCACAAACGCGGAAACCCAAACTTCGCCCTTGTCATTCGGCAGAGGCAGGGCTTCCAACTTGATCGCGAAGCCGTCGCCATTCTTGGCCGGGAACATGACGCCAATCTTGGTCCAGTGCGTCTTGTCGTTTTGGTCCTTGCGGTCCGTGCATAGATCGTAACGAGTTGTCATGCTGCTACCCTCATTCCATAGTTGCGAACCTTCGCGACAATCTCCGCAAGTTCTTCGTTGAACTGCGCGACCGCGCTTGCGATTTGATTGATGTATTCTTCGTCGCGATGCGCGCGTTTCACGAACAGCGGCAGGCCGGGCCAATAAACCGCTATGTCAATCCATTCGCGCTCAGCTACCCAAAGCGCGCCTTGGCATTGCGCCCGATGCTCAGGCGGGAAGTTGTCTTTCAGCAGGCAATCAATCAGCAGATGCGGGAGCTTCGTCTTGATTTCTAGCATCCCGCTTTTGCCTATGAGCGAGTCCGGGCTGCATCCCGTGTCGCCAGATCGAATGAAGCCGACTTGATCCGGCTCATTGCCTGTTTCGAATTGGTAGGCGGCGCGGACTTCTTCCTCCATTGCGTGGCCGCGTTCCATGTGGGCATTTGAATAGCCCTCGGTCGGCACGCCTGTCAGGACTTCGCCAGCAAGCTTTAGAAGGTACGTGCGGCGCGTCTTGCTCTCGTCGCCGCCGCGTCCCTTCGCCATGATTGTGGCGTACTCTGAGGCTGTAGGAATGCCAGCACGCGCCGCGTACCACTCCGGGGAGTTCTGTTCGCATTCGATAATCTGCGGCATCAAGCCCTCGCCATTTTCTTGAGGTCCATCAGCGCAGACGGGCCAAGCGTCTTGCGGTCAGCCGCCGTCAGTGTCTTGGTCCACCATTCGCCAAGCGCGACTAGGCCATCATCCTTGGCGATGCGCTCGCCTTCGGCTTTGAGGTCTGCGGCGTCTGCTGGCGGGTTAGCAGCGCGCCCGTCGTCATCGCTTGACGTTGCAATGCCGAGCGCCAGTTTCAGCGTCATGCGCTGCAAGTAGGTGGCTGCTGAGCCAATCGCTTGAATGGCGTTCTTGTTGCCGGAATGATCCTCCGGGGCCTCAAGTGTGGTTTCCTCGAAATAGCCGCCGTCATGCGAGAGGATGCACGTAACAGCCAGCTTTTGCCCGTTTTGAGCCGAGCGGAACCGGTAGTGAAGCCCGTTCTTTTTCAGGACAGGATCAACCACCTTTGCCACGGCGGCAAAGTCCTCATAGCGGTAGTTCGTGCGGCCCTTCTGAGAAGTGAAATCCACCTCGCGATTCTTAAAAATCGGGGGGATATCGTTCTTTGCCGCCGACGCCGCCGCGTTAAACGCCTTGCGCGCCGCTTCCTTTTCGACGCGCTCTTTCATCAGCATCAGGCGTTCAAACTTGTCCACATCCACATTTGGATCACGGGCGGCGCGTTCGATCATGGAGAGCATCGCCGCGCCTTCGCTGGCGGGCCGCTCCGTCATGGTGACAGCGTTGCCTTCAATCGTTGTCGTTAGTTCCCTTGCTGCGTTGTTCATCGTCCAATTTCCTTCCTAAGCGCGTCGTGTCGTTCGCTTTTCAGTTTCGCGACAATGTGCGAGGTTTTCTTATGCTGTCTCTTTGCCGCCGCGATTTTCCGTTGGTAGTAGCGGACGAATGCGGGCTGTGCGTGCGCGGTCCAGTGCAGCCAGAGACGCCAGCGCCAATAGGAAAGAGCGCGGATCATGCGGCCCTCACTTCGTTTGCCTGTTGCCGTGCGCGCTCGCGTTTCCACACCTCGCAACCGTGCTTGCAAATCTCTGTGTCAGTGTAGCCAGCAGCGCGAAGCTTCATCACGAAGTCGCGCAAGTCGCTAAAGTCGCGGACGGCTTTAGACATTTCGACAAGGTAGGATTCGTGCATCAGCCAAGGGGTCATTGGCGGCCCTCCGCTAGTTTAACTGCGGCAACGCCTGCATTAAGCCCGTCGATCCAGTAGGCGTTGACCTCATTCCAAGAACGCCCGCTCAAATGTTCTTGCGGGCAGTCACCTTGGATTGTGTCGTCGTTTTCAATGAACCATTGCAGCGCGCTATGGAGCGCCTCGATCACATCGGCGGCATGGTCCGCGACTAGGAGCGCTTGCCCCGGATCGCGTAGCTGCTTGCATAGGTCTAGCGTCTGGCGTGTTTCAGCGTCGGTCATGGCGACACCTTCGCGCGTCGGATGTGATCGCTATTGTTGACAGTTCCGTAGCCGTTGCCGTAGCCGTCGCCGTAGCCGTCGCCGTAGCCGTTGCCGTAGCCGTAGCCGCTGCCGTAGCCGTCGCCGTAGCCGTAGCCGTAGCCGTCGCCGTAGCCGGAGCCGTCGCCGTAGCCGCTGCCGAAGCCGTTTCCGTATCCGTCTCCGTCTCCGTTTCCGTATCCGTAGCCGTAGCTGGAGCCGGAGCCGGAGCCGGAGCCGTTGCCGACAGGCTTAAAGCCTGCGCTCATCACAGCCCCCAGCCATCAGCAACAGGCACGCAAAACACTTCCGCGCCTTCTGGAATATCAACGTCTGCAACCTTGCGCAGATCAGCTTTGGCTTTCTTGGGATCGGCCACCATTCCAGAGAAGCCTTGCGACTCCCACTTGAAAACATGCAGCGCGTTGGCGAGCTTGATGCGGCCATTTGCGCGCGTTACATCGCCTGCAAAAATCCACCCGCGATCTACGACGACAACAGCGCGCGAGCCGGTTGCTTTCTTGACGGGCGCATATTCGACACCGTTAATAACTACGTTTTCCATTGTGCTTTCTCCGTTGTTCATGGCGTTGCAATCCAAGCTATCGCGCCTAGCGCAAGGATCATGGTAAAGGCGAGGAAGTCAGAGAGGTCGCGCATCACGCCCCCCAGCTTGTTTGCTGACGCGCCCATTCGTTGTAGCGGCGCGGATCGGGTTCGCGTTCGTCTTCGTCAGATGGCGGGAACCAAGGCGTCCGCTTCAACACGCGCTCAATAAATAAGAGGGTTTCATCGCAGGGCTGAGCGTTTAGGTTTCTGCTGCGCTCATCCACTTCCTCCGCAAGCTCGCGCAAGGCATCGACGCACGTTCCCTTGACGGGATCGACTAGATGGCAGGCCGTCACATCATCCCATTCGCCAGACCAGACTAGCGCGGTAATAGCGGCAAGCTGCTCATCGAGCGGCTTGGCGATGTGGTCATTTTCGTAGCTGTACTTGCCTTGGCAAATGACTGTGTAGAAAGCGCTCATCACTTGCCCCCTGTAGCTTTGGAGAGGGCGGCGCGATTGCGTCGGGCAATTTCGTCCTTTGCCGAAACAAGCTCTAACCAGAAGCGTCCGTTGGGGTTTGTGCTGCGGACAATCGCGATAAGTTCGCGCGTCGGGAGCGCTGTAATCTGATCTTTGCTCATCTTCGTCCCCTCTCAGTGCGAACCATGGGGATATAGTTGCACAACTTGCAACGAGTGGCAATAGGGGAAGATGCGCAACTTGCAACTTTTTAATTAGAGTGATTTTACGTGCGGGGGGGGGGTAGATATTAGGCGGCAGAACTACCGGGGTCGCTGTGCTTGCGAGGAAAGGTGATTTCTAGCACCTGTTTCATCTTTTCAATTTCAGCGCGGGACCGGCCCTCGAAGAACTTGGCGAGCCAATCATCGTCAGGGTGACGAAATAGGGACTCCGGTTCGCAATGAAATAGGGCCGCAAGACGTCCTTGCCACTCGACGCCGGGGGTGGTCCCTGAGAACCAACGGGAAATTACACTCTTATCGGCCTCAAGTTCCCGCGCCAAATCCGCCTGGCTCAATCCCCGCGCCGCCGCCCACGCATCAATGAAATGCGGGCGTCTTGGTTGGCGTTTGCGGTGAATCGACTGGATTTTTCGCATTGCAGCGCGGTAGCCGAAAGAAGGGGAATCGTCGTTAGCGTGATGCGCAACTGAGCGGCTTGACTTTGGTTGTAAGTTGCGCAACTATACGGCCATGAACAAAACGCGATTGCAACTCCTCCTTGAAGAACGGGACATGAAGCTGTCCGATTTGGCGCGCGCGGTTGACGTTGACAAAGCGACGGCTACGCGATGGTCGAAGGGCAGCATCCCGCCTGAGCGTGTCCGCGATGTGACGACCGCGACCGGCATCCCGCCGCATGAGCTGCGCCCTGACTTGTGGGATGCGCCAGCGGAGGCCGCGCAATGACCGCCGCCCAGATCATTTTCTGGTCCATTATCCTCGGCCTGCTTGCCGTTGTCGCTCATGCTTATGCGAGGGCGAAATGAGCCGGGCGCTACAGGGGGCGTGCGCGCCCGGCTCTCGCCAGCGGGGGCTTGCTGACGATTACTTGAATTTCACAGCTTCGCGCCGTTCCAAAGGCGGCGCGGAGGTCTCCTCCAGAGACTTTCCCTCCCTCGACTTGCTGGCGGGGGCTTCGGCTTCCGCCAGTCTTTCGGGCGTCTGATTTCTTAGTTTCAGGACCAGCTTCTGCACCTGCCAAGGCAAGCTAGTCCAAGTGTGTTCTGCGTTTTCGTCCTCGGTTTCCATGTTCCGATTGAAACATGGGAGTCGTTTGCAGTGTGCAAAAAGCCTTTGCGAGTTGAACAAATGAACCCGAGCGCGTTTGTAGATCACGCCGTCGAAATGAACCGCAAGCTTGTCGCTGGCGAGTGTCGCGGTTCTGGCGACTTGGGTAACGCAATGCGCCGGGTAGAGCAGAAATGGGGCATCCCGTTCTCTGCATCGTGGGCGTTCCACTATCGCAGGCCCAAGACGGTATCAGCGGACATATACGCGCGCCTTGTGTGCGCGGTTGAGGCCTTCAGAGAGACACAAATTCAACGGCTGCAAGATGAACGAACCGGCACTAAAGCGACGAATAGGCTTGCTGCGTATTTTGTTGGCGCGGCTGATGCTTTGGCTCGCAAGGAAGATTAGCAGATAACGCGGGGGCGTGATGAGCGAAGCGACTGGACCGCTGATCTTTGAACTTCCGTTCCCGCCAACGGTCAATAACCTATTTGTCAACGGGCGAACGGGCCGCTTCACATCGCCTGCCTATCGCGCGTGGAAGATTGAAGCCGGAACTATTGCGAAGGGCCAAGCGCAAGGAAAGCGGATACCAGGCCCTTACGCGCTTGAATTGCAATTAAGCCGCCCCGACAAGCGCCGCCGCGATGCGTCTAACTACATCAAGCCGGTCGAGGATTTGCTGGTCTGGCTACAGATCACTGACGATGACTCAGAATGCCAGTTTGTGTCTGCCGAGTGGGTAGGCAAGGGCGAGGGCGTTCGTGTGGCTGTCAGGCCATGCAAGCGGTGGGGCGAGCAATGAGCGACTTCGCCGAACTAGCCCGCTACGCCGACATGCACTTGCGCGAGTATGCGGAGCAAACGACTAACCTCGCCAATTCATCCAAAGCCGCCATCTCGCCAGAGATGTTGCAATCGCGCCGGAACGCATATGCGGAACGCGCGAAGGTCGCACAGGTCATCT